CAGGCTGAAAGCCTTGTCGCCACTGTATTCAACGAACTCTTCCGTTCCAGCGATGGGGACTAAAAACGTTCATCTGCATTACTGTCAGATCTCTGACGAACATTGTCCTTTGGCAATAACGCGCTTCACATCATTTGACTTAGACGACAAACCTCTTGCTGTTGAACAGGTCACTTATGAATCCAATATGGATTACATGGAGCGACAAGTTATCAACGCATTGCGCTGCAATGTAGAGGTCAGCATCCTCACTTCAACACCAATTCATGAGTTCAAAAGACTGCATCACATCTTTAACTGTGACAAATGAACGTACAAATCTTTCGGCACAATGCTGAATGGATTGTGCTAACTGAGTCTTACGCGCTAACGTTTCACCAAACCCTTGCTG